TAAAACTAATGGATACTCAGGGAATGAGTCAAGATCTAAAAGAATATCAAGTTCTAGGCTTCATGATGACGAGCCTACACAATTTTGCAGTTAGGTATCAGGTTCCAATTGTTGCTTTTATTCAATTAAATAGAGATGGCATAACTAAAGAAAGCACAGACACCGCGAGTGGATCAGATAGAATTATTTGGTTATGTAGTAATTTTACAATCTTTAAGAGAAAAAGCGATGAAGAAATAGCTGAGGATGGCCCAAGTAACGGAAATAGAAAGCTTGTTCCGTTAGTTAGTCGCCACGGTGGTGGTTTAGATGATAACGATTACATCAACTGCTATATGAAGGGTTGGTGTGCAAAAATCACAGAAGGCAAAACCAGATTAGAAATACTAAATAACAGTCCGGATAAAGATGAAGGATTTATCGTTGATGAACAAGCAAATTATGAAGAACAAGAAATACCATTCGGTTGATCAAGCCAAGCTTAAAATACTATGCGATGATCTGTGCGACAATATAGAATCATTGCTAGATAGTTTTGGAATTGAATATAAAACTAATTCAAAAATGATTACCATGAATTGCCCTGTTCATGGTGGAGACAATCCTTCAGCACTTAACATATATCCAGAAGGCGAAACATATAGAGGTAATTGGAAATGCAGAACACATAATTGTGAACAAGAATTTAAAGCATCTATTATAGGTTTTGTTAGGGGGATTATATCTCATCAAAAATATGGATGGTTAGAACCAGGAGACGCTAGTTGTTCATTTAATGAGGCGCTGGATTATGTTCAGGCTTTTTTAAATAAAGATCTAAATAGTATTAAAATATCAAAAACAGAAAAAGAAAAAAAGAATTTTACAAATATAATCAACTATATTCACACAAAAGCAGAATCTGTAGAAACCAAAATAACCAGAAAACAAATAATAAAGTCAATAAATATACCATCTGAATATTATATTAGTAGAAATTATTCTAAGGAAATATTAGAGAAATACGATGTTGGTTTGTGTGCTAATCCATCTAAACCAATGTATAATAGGGTTGTGGTTCCAATTTACGATAACGACTATAAGTATATGGTCGGTTGCACCGGTAGGAGCATTTTCGAAAAGTGTGACTCTTGTTCGTCATACCATTCCGCAGAATCCAAGTGTCCGGACAACGATCTAAGATGGCTCCATCCCAAATGGAAACATAGCGCAGACTTTAAAAGCCAAAACTATTTATATAACTTCTGGTTTGCTAAAGATCACATATATGAAACTGGAATAGCTATCATAGTAGAAAGCCCAGGTAATGTCTGGAGATTAGAAGAAAACGATATTCATAACAGTGTTGGTATGTTTGGATCTTCATTAAGCGATAGACAAAAAATATTATTAGATTCTTCTGGCGCTATGACACTAATAATATTAACAGACAATGATGACGCTGGTAGAAAAGCTGGTGAACAAATTAAAAATAAGTGTCAAAATACATATAGAATATTTATTCCTAAAATATCTAAAAATGACGTTGGAGATATGACAAAAGAAGAAATTAATAACGAAATCAAAGAATACATTCAGAGGATAGTATGACTAAAATAATAGCTTTTGCTGGACGCAAACAGTCTGGTAAAACCACCTGTTCAGAATTTGTTGCCAAGTATTACAATGGTACAATAGAGCCATTCAATAATGCTAAGATTTATAATTTTGCCGATCCTCTTAAAAAAGATATTTGCATGAATATCCTAGGACTAACTTATAATCAATGTTACGGAGAAGATATTGATAAAAACACAATCACAACAATACAGTGGGAAGGAAAAAATCTAACAGCACGCGAAGTAATGCAATTCGTGGGAACGGATATTTTTAGAAAAATGAAAAACGACGTTTGGGCTGGTGCTACAATTAATAAAATCAACAATGACAAACCCAAACTGGCTATCATAGCTGATTGTAGATTTCCAAACGAAGTCGAGGCTGTTCGAAACGCAGGAGGTATAGTTATTAAACTAACACGAAATCCGTATAACTCTACACACGCAAGCGAGACAGCACTAGATGAAATACATTATGCTAATAGTAATTTTGATTTTGTTATTTATAATGAGAATATAAATATTCAACAACAGAATCATATTGTATTAGAATTCCTAAAAAAGAAAAAGGTGCTATCATAATTATTACATACTTGCGAAGCAGTTCTTATGGCACCCATTGTATGTGTGAGCAGCAATATTTTATTGAATACGTTTTGGGACACAGAAGTCCATCAAATAAGAAAGCAGATAAGGGAACAATTGTTCATAAGGTATTAGAAATTTTAGCAGGAATAAAGCTTAGTCAGCAAAATACACAGGATAAATATAATGATGATATCTTGGGTGATATCTCGGTTGACCAATATAATTTAGACCATATTATAGAAAAAGTTTACGATTACTATACGTCCCAGTTTAAACATCATGAATGGTTGGTCAAAGATTTAAAAGATTGTCGCCTATGGGTCAATAAAGCAATCACAGACCACAATGGTATGTTTGATCCCAGGTCCAGAAACATACTACGACCAGAGCAACATTTTGATATTGTGATAGATAAACCTTGGGCAAATTACAAATACGAAACTAAAGATGGTCTACTAGAAGGTAAGTTAGCTATTAAAGGAACGATAGACCTTATAACTAAAGTTAATGATTCTACGCTAGAAGTTATAGATTGGAAAACAGGAAAAAGACTCGACTGGGCAACTGGACAAGAAAAAACATTAGAAAAATTATACAAAGATCCGCAGTTGAAAATATATCACTATGCTTTAAGTAAACTGTATCCAGAATACGATCATATCATAATGTCTATCAATTTTATAAATGATGGAGGGGCATTTACTATGTGTTTTGATAAATCAGACCTAAATAGTACAGAGGATCTGATTCGACAAAAGTTTGAAGAAATAAAAAAATGCAAAAAACCAAGACTTAGCAAAACCTGGAAATGCACAAAATTATGTTATTTTGGTAAAAACACATTCGAAAACCACAATAAAATTGTACCAACAGTAGAGTATAGAGACAACCAGTTATGCTTGAATGGCGATAATATGACAATCTGCGAACAAATCAAACACGATATTGAACTCTATGGAATAAATAAGGTTGTTGACAACTATACGACAGACGGTTATAGTGTTGGAAAGTACAAAGCACCAGGAAGTACAGAATGAATTACATACCGCTGCATGTTCATAGCCACTTTTCTTTGCTAGACGGATTATCTAAACCAGAGCAGATAGCAAATAGATGTCTGGAGATTGGAGCCAGTGCATGTGCTTTAACAGATCATGGCAATATAGCTGGTGCAATTAAATTTTATAGCGCCATGAAAAATGCTGGTATTAAACCGATCCTCGGATGCGAACTGTATATTTGTGAACAAGATCCAAAAATACAAGAAAAAGAAAATAAGTCGTTATCTCATTTTATTGTTTTAGCAAAAAATTATAATGGATGGAAAGATCTAATTAAAATTATTTCAGAGTCTAATAAACCTGAACATTATTATCATAAACCCAGATTAAACCTCGATACGCTATCAATATTAAATAGTGGTAATCTTATAGCCATTACCGGCCATTTAGGATCCACACTAGCAGACAAGATACTAGATGAATATACTCTTAGAGATAATTGGCTAGAAATAGGTATAAATCATATTGAGCACCTTAAGAAGATATTCAATAATAATGTATTCTTAGAAGCCCAGCTTATGGACGCCGAAAACCTCAAGGTGCAGACCACTTTAACTAATTGTATTAGAGAACTTGGGAAGCGAACAAACACAAAAGTAATATGCACTCCAGACGCTCATTATTGTAGAAAAGAAGATGCTGTTGATCAAAGAATACTTCTGTGCAACAATTTAAAAACAACATTTCCAGATATTAGTAGAAAAATTAGTAATGATGAAGATGTCCCATTGTCCTGTTTTTTTATATCTGAAAATTATCACATTCCATCACAAGAAGAAATAGCGGAACTACACACAAAAGAAGAAATCGAAAATACAATTTTTGTTGCCAATCTAGTAGATGATTATGACATACTAAGCAAGCCAAAACTCCCTCCGTTCGATTGTCCAAAAAATCTAAGTCAAGATGAATATCTTAGAGAGTTATGTAGGGTAGGATGGAAAGCAAAAATAGCAAAAAAAATTCCAGAAAATCAACAACAACCATATTTAGACAGAATAAAATATGAACTAGATGTTCTACAGGGTGCTGGTCTTTCTAGCTATTTTCTAATAGTACAAGATATTGTAAATTTTGTTAGAAACAACGGGTGGCTTCCTGGGCCGGGAAGGGGTAGTGCTGCGGGATGTTTAGTTTCATATCTTATTGGTATAACTAGTATAGATCCAATAAAATATAGTTTATTATTTGACAGATTTTATAATGCTGGTAGAAATACAGGAAATAGAATAAGTATGCCAGATATTGATGTTGACGTACCAATTGATAAGAGAGAAACAATTATCGAATATATCAAAAATAAGTATAGTCACGATAAAGTATCACAAATGATTACCTTCAATACTATTAAAGGTAGAGGAGCCTTAAAAGATGTTCTGAGAGTATATGGAAATATAAGTTTCGAAGAAATGAATAAGATTACGAAAAATATACCAGACGAAGCCAAAATTGCTGATGAACTTCAAGAAATGAAAGAAGAAACGGGTGAGTCGTCTATTATAAGATGGGCCTTAGAAAATAATGTTGACAAACTCAAGGAATGGTGCTATATTGATGATAGCGGAGAACTACAGGGACCACTTGCAAAAAGATTTGAACAAGCAATTAGATTAGAGGGCACAAAGTCTAATCAGTCTAAACACGCGGCTGGTATAGCGATTAGTTCTGAGCCTCTTAACGAAATATGTCCAATGATTTACGATAGCAAAAATGAGCAACTTATTGCTGGCATGGAAATGCAAGATTTAGAATCTATAGGTATAATTAAATTCGATATATTGGGTGTTGCAATGTTAGACAAAATAATGACAATTAAAATACTTTTATCAAATGGAGTAAAAAATGAAAAAACAATTCAAAGATCTTGAAAATAATACTACCTTTAAGACGAACGGGGTTGACTTCAAAAAGATTCCACTACTAAGGGTTAGCTGCTGTCGGTCATATAATGCCGAGGCGGTAAATAATGCCGATCAAAAGATTTTTGTGAAACCAGAGGACGAAGTTGAAGTAAATGATTAATTACAATAAAATATGTGTGTTTGATTTTGAGACAGATGGTTCGGATCCTAAACAATGTAGTCCGGTTCAAATAGCTGCCGTTATAGTAGATCCGATAAAACTTGAGATTATTCCTAATTCGGAATTTAATATCAATTTTAAACCAGAAGTTTTAGAATCAAATAATGAATATCAATATACAACAGATATATTAGATTTTCATTCAAAGGTTAAAGGATGTTCTAAAGATGATGTTTTGAAGGAATGGAAAAACTATCCAAAACAACAACAGTCTTGGAAGATGTTTGTAAATTACTTGGATAAATATCATTCTAGATCTTCTAAAAAGAGTCAATTTAGTGCCCCTATAGCTGCTGGATATAATATTCATAGGTTCGATCTCAAGATTATAGATAGACTAAGTCAAAAATATGGAAATACAAACAAGGAAGATACTTCCGATATATTTTATCCAAGAGACGTAGTGGATGTAATGAATCTTGTATTTTTTTGGTTTGAAAACAATGCGGACCTAAAAAGCTATGCTATGGATTCTCTTAGAGAATATTTCGGAATAGATAAAGATGGTGCGCACGACGCTATCAAAGATGTCAAAGATACTGCCGATATTATGATTAGATTTATGAAGCTGCATAGAAATTTATCTTCAAAGATTAAGTTCAAAAACTCTTTTCAAAAATGACAAAACATTTTAAGTATAGTTGTGGATGTTCTTTTCCTCTGCTAGACGAAGCAAAACTAAGTATAGATTTTGATTCTACTATAGAAAATCTTAATTTGGATTGCAGCAGAACATGGGATTTGATTAGCGAAGGAAACACTAAGGGGATATTTCAATTAGAGTCTAGGCTAGGAAGATCTATAGCAAAAAAGCTTAAACCAGAGAATATAGAGCAATTATCAGCTTTAATAGCAATTCTTAGACCAGGAACATTAGAAGCTATTAGAAATGGCAAAAGTGTAACTAATCACTATATAGATAAAAAGAACGGAGAGGAATCTCTCGATTACTTTCATCCGTCTTTAGAACCAATCTTGAAAACAACATACGGAGAAATGATCTATCAAGAACAAGCGATGGAAATAGCAAAAAATATTGCTGGTTTTGATCTGCAAGAAGCTGATATGTTAAGAAAAGCCATTGGGAAGAAAAAACCAGAAGAAATGGCTAAAATCAAAACAAAATTCTTAGATGGGGCAGAGAAAACTAAAATAGTAAGTATATCAGAAGCTGAAGAAATTTTTGGATGGATTGAAAAGAGTCAAAGGTATTCTTTTAATAAATCACATAGTGTAAGCTATGCGATTAATGCATATCTATCCGCATATACCAAAGCACACTTTTCGAAGATGTTTTTCGCCTCATATTTAAGATTTGCAAAAGATAAGATCGATCCTCAAGAAGAAATCAAAGCATTGGTGCAAAATGCTAACGAAATGGATATTACTATTCGCATACCGGATATTAGACTAATGAACGAGCACTTTGTGTTACACAACGATGAAATTTATTTTGGTCTAACAGATATCAAGGGTGTTGGTGGATCCGTTTTCAAAAAATTAGAAAAAATAGCCAAAGACATTCATAATATGTCGTGGATGCAAATATTGTGTGATATATTACCAAACATAAATTCTACAGCGGCCAAAGCTCTTATAGAGAGTGGGGCATTTTCTTTTATTAAAAAGACCAGAAATACCATGCTATTTGAATTCAATATTATTACTCAGTTGACAAAAAAAGAACTAGCATCTGCTATGAGTAACAGTTCCGATACGCTAAAGACATCATTAACTAGTATAGTGCATAATGGCAAACCCAATAAAAATAGACAAAAAATTATTTACGATCTTATTAATATGATCGATAATCCTCCATATTCTTTAGAAGATAGTCCCGAGTGGATAGCGGATGTGGAGGATATGAATTTGGGTTGTTCTATTACTTGTTCAAAAGTTGATATGTATGATATCAGTATGACAAATATTACTTGTAAAGATTTAAAAAATACAATCATAACAGAAAATTTAATTCTTGGTGCTGAAATAGATTACTTGAGTGTAACAAAAACTAAAACAGGCAAAAATCCTGGACAAGAAATGGCTTTTGTAACTTTATCGGACGGTACTGGAGTTGCAGAATCCATAGTATTTTTTCCAGAACAATACAAAGAGTACAAGAATATTCTATTCTCTGGAAATGTTATTATAGTTAAAGGCAAAAAGACCAAAAACAAAGACGGTCTTATAGTAGAAAAAGCCTATATACCAAAAACTTGACTTTTCCATTCGTCAAGATACAATACAGTATTGGTTCGTTGGTTCTATTTTAAATAAAAGGAGACGATATAATGAACGTTGTTATTCTAAGAGGTAATTTAGCAAGAGATCCGGAATTAAGGACAGTTGGAGATAAACAAGTTTCGGTAGTTAATTTTACCGTTGCTGTTTCTCGTGAGTTCACTAAGGCAAACGGAACATCCGATAAGATTACCTCTTTTATTCAGTGTGAAGCCTGGGACAGTGGTGCTGAGACTATTGCATCCACCTTTAAGAAGGGCGATCTTGTTATGGTCGAAGGCTCTCTGCGTAACGACAGCTGGGAAAAAGATGGCGTTAAGCACAACACACTAAAGGTTAGGGTAAATAACTTCGGAAAGATCGCCAAGACAAAGAGATCAGAAAAGACAGAAAAAACTGATGAGGAAGCAGTAGCATTCTGATGAGTATAACAGTAGTCTCTAGTGTCATATGATACTAGAGACTATTGTTTTCATACGTTAAAGTAGTATATAAAATGAAAAAAAGAATATTCATAGTCAATGATGCAAGTTTTCTTGGAACTGGTTACGCTCTATATGGTAAAGAAATCTTAAAAAGATTACATAACAATCCCGACTTTGAAGTGGCGGAATTGGGTTGTTTTTGCGATAAGTCAACCGCTCAAATAAAAGAAGTTCCTTGGAAATTTTATCCTAATGGGGTTTCTGGAACAGACAATCGTATCGATGAATATAGATCTAATAATATAAATAAGTTTGGATCTTGGAGATTCAATAGATGTCTTATAGATTTCAAACCACATATAGTTTTCGATATTAGAGACTATTGGATGTTTTCGTATCAAGAAAATAGTCCATACAAAAAATATTTTCATTGGGTGGTTATGCCAGCCACAGATTCTGCCCCGCCTAAAATTGAATGGCTTTACACATACAGAAATGCTGATATCGTAATGCCATATACTCAATGGGCTAAAAAAGTGCTATCAGAATATTGTGGTCATAATATAAATTTGTTCGAAAAACCAGCCAATGCTGGAGTAAATCCGGATGATTTCTATCCAATAGAGAACAAGTCCCACCATAAAATTAAATATTTTGGTAAAGATTTGAGCATTGTTGGTACGGTTATGAGAAATCAAAAAAGGAAACTATTTCCCGATTTAATGATTGCCTATAAACAATATCTAAACAGAATTAAAGAATCAGATCCTGCTCTATACGATAAAAGCTACTTATATCTACATACTTCATATCCAGAAGATAACGGTTGGGATATTCCTGGACTATTATTAGAATATGGACTATTAGATAAAACATATTTTACATACGTTTGTAGACAATGTAATGAATTTTTTCCATCCAAATTCCATGGCCCATTACAGTCTTGCAAGAAGTGTTCCGGCGGTACTGCCACAGTGTCTAGTCCGGCTTTTGGGATTAATACACAACAACTAAATGAGGTATATAATTTTTTTGACTTCTTTGTTCAATACGCTATATGCGAAGGGTTTGGCATACCACAAATAGAAGCGGCTTCTTGTGGTGTTCCTTTTGCATCTGTTGATTATAGCGCAATGACCGAGATATGCGAAACACTAGACGGCACTAAAATTCCAGTTAAAAGAATGTTTAGGGAGTTGGAAACCAATGCGGATAGGGCATATCCTGATATAGATGCTACAACAGACATATTATATGACTTTTTTGTGAAAAAATCCGATGAGTATCGTATAGAAAAATCTCAAAATATACGAAATAAATGTATTGCTAATTATACTTGGGATAAAGTTTACACTGTATGGGAAAACTGTTTTAATAGCATAGATATTAATGCGAAGTCAAGTTGGCTGTCAACAATAAAAGAAAACACAAATCATAAAAATACAACCGTTCCAAAGGGTCTTAGCAATACTGAATTTATAGAATATATCTGTAATTATATTATAGATAGTCCAGAACTAATAAACACAGCAATAGTTCAATGCTTGATAAGAGATCTAAGTAATGGAATAGTAGCTAAAGATGGTAATATAGCACCTATTAATAGAAATCAAGCTATTAAAGTATTAGAAAACTATCTTAATAATAAAATTAGTTGCGATAAAATGCGTACTGATCCTAAAACCATTCTCAAAGAAGACTTTATCCGATGACCCAGCCCATATCTGCTATACATACCCCATGTAAAAGTTGTGTTTTTGCTAAATTCGAAGATAAAACACAAACTAATTGTTTTCTGGACTATATTAGTATATATAAAGATAATAATATACAAGTATTAGAAGCATATGATAATGAAAAAGAATTCTTCATTATTAATGACAAAAAATGTATAGGCTACAGAGAAAGTAAGTGGTTTGACAAACGAGGTATGACCAATTCATCTTTAGATGAAAAAATCGCTAAATACCAAGAAGCCAACTATGCTCATTATTTAGCTGTCATTGATTTAAAGTATTTAAGTTTATCTCAATTTAATAATATATGCTTTTCTTTATCCAAGTGTTCTATAAGACCAGAAAAAATTGTTATTCTCAGATATGCTAAAGACAACAAGATATTTGGATATAAAAATATTGAATCAATATTAAAAGATACTAACATAGGATGCGAATGGAGAATACAAACTATGTTAGATGACGATATCGAATATAACTATACGCTTAATGATATCATAAAAAATAATCTTCAGTGTAGGTTTGTCTTGAGCATAAACAACTATAATGATTCATTTGATAACATTATAAACTATGCTAATACAAAAGTATACAAAAAATTACAGAACTTCTGTGCTTGTGGAAATAGCGATAAAACGACTATACTATATAGTAGTACAGTTTTTAGGCACGCTTTTGATGTTGGTAAAAATATATTAGACGATCCTAGTCTTTACGAAATTATATGAATGTTATTATACTTGGCGATAAATTTCAAAAAAGAATGAAGTCAAAAGGCAGCGTCGGGCTGCTCAAAATAAACAAAGATTATTTGATAGTAAAACAATACAGAGCTATTAAAAAATTTTTCCCAGACTCAAAGATAGTATATGTTTATGGATTTGATAGCAAAAGATTCGTATCTGTATTAGATAACGAATATAAAGATATAAAAGATGATATCGAATTTTTGTACAACAAAGAGTACGATAGTAATAATTATGGATATAGTTTAGAACTAGCCAAACACTATTTAGAAGATGATACTTTGGTGTTGTTTGGATATACAATATTATCTAATAATATTTTAAATCAAATAAATATACAAGATAAAATATCCAAAATATTTATAACTAATAATAATGAAAATAAGTTAGGTTGTGTGATACACAACAATAGGATAGAAAATATCTTTTATGATCTTGACAACAAACTAGAAGACATATACTTTTTAACACAAACAGACGCGATCATATTACAAAAAATTTTAAATGATAAAAACATAGTAACAAAAAATATGTTTATATTTGAATTTATAAATAAATTAATTGATAATAATGTATGTATTAAGCCAATACTATCAACAGCACAAAACAGAGGAATAAAATGTCGCCAAAAATTTTAATGTTATTTATTGATAGTTATCAAGAAGATATGAAAGAAGACATAGATCTAATTATTAGTTCTATGAAAAAAGATTACGACGATATTGGTATTATATGCGACGATAACTCAGATATATCGTCGAAATATGCCACAATACCCTCTATTTATTTAAGATTTTTTAAAGGAGATGTAGTATTCTTATCTTTATCCTCATATCTGGAGCATGAGAATATTCTAGCAGATAATATCTTTATTAAGACCACCATAGATGAATTATTATCAAGTAATGTAACAAGAGCAAAAATAGGCTCATCAAAAATTATTTCTATCAACGACTTTAATTTAGAGGTCATCGACTATGCAACAATATAACAAATTATCTGATAGTGAAAAAAGAAAACTACTCGTTCAAGAATATGAGCAGAATAAAAAGAGTTTTCAAGATATAGCTAAAGAAAATAACACATATGCTAATAAAATTCGAAGAGATGCTATCAAATTAAACATAACTATCAGAGATAAAAGCGAAGCGCAAAAGAATGCATTAAATACTGGTAAAATAAATCATCCAACTAAAGGCAAAACAAGACCAGAACAAACCAAACAAAAGATTGGTAATGCTGTATTAAAATCTTGGGAATCTATGTCCGATAGTGATCTTAAAAAAAGAAAGCTACAAGCTAAAATAAATTGGGACAATAAAACAGATGATGAGAAAGCTCTTATTCTTAGAGAAGCCAATATGGCCGTAAGAGAAGCTAGTAAAAAAGGTTCCAAACTAGAAATCTTTCTATTTAATAAATTGCTGGAATACGGATACTCTGTTGACTTTCACAAAGAGCAAAGCATACTAAATACAAAGTTACAAATTGACCTTTTCCTTCCGGGTGATAACATAGCAATAGAAGTGGATGGTCCGTCTCATTTCGAGCCCGTATGGGGCAATGATGCTCTGAAAAGAAATAAGAAATATGACAACACAAAAACAGGATTAATTATTGGTAAAGGATTATTCTTGATTAGGATTAAACAATCTAGGGATTTTTCTAAGGCCAGGGCGTCTATAATTTTTGATCATCTTATAGAAGCGATACATACTATCAAACAGGGATCTAACTCAAACCAAACCAAAGTTATTAATTTAGGAGATTGATTATGGGCAGGCCGAAAAAAACAGAATCTATAGAAGCAACAACTACTGAGGAAACACAAGTAATAGAAAAAGAAAAACCAACCCCAAATGATATCGAATGGACGGACTATGTTTTAAGTTTATTATCAGACGATGAAAAAATAGCTGGTAATCCTACTACCGATGGACTAAGGCGTATTTTTGAAATAGCATTAAATTGTGCTGTAGTAGAATCCACTAGTAATGTTGCTCAAACGCCAGACATCAATAATGAAAAACGAGCAACCGTGGTTCATACCATAGGCTATATTATTTTAAATAGTTCTGATGGTAACAGCGATCCCATGCTTTTAAATATGAGGACTGTGAGCGGCGCTGCGGACGTTTATTGGGGTAACTGCGACAAGATCTTCAGGAACCATCCCGTCGCAGTAGCAGAAACACGAGCAGAAGGTCGAGCATTAAGACGAGCACTTAAGCTAAGAAAAGTTGTGGCTGCTGAAGAACTAGCAAAAGATATTGAGGATCATCCAGATCATGATACAGTAACTAAGATCACTAATAATCAATTAAACTTTATGGATGTTTTGGCCAAAAGACTAGATATTAATATGACAAAATTGTTGTCTAAGCTTGCACTACCGGTTGATAATCTATATAATATATCGTATACAGATGCTGTTAATGTTGTGACACAACTCACACAGTATCAGCAACAAAACAATGTATCCGAAGATATATTGGGTTATGATTCAACCTGGAAGTAGGAGAATGAGCCATGAAAGTAAAGTATAAAGTTGGTGATAAACTAGAATTTGAACTTGAGGGTTCTGGGCAAAAAGAAATATTTAAAGAATTAGCCACTATTCAAGAAATATTTGCTGAAGAAGCCTGCGGACTTTGCGATAGTAAAAATTTAAAATTTACAGTAAGAACAGTTGAAGGTAATGATTATTACGAATTGAGATGCTCAGACTGTGGTGCTGTATTAGCTTTTGGCCAACATAAAAAGGGTGGAACACTATTTCCAAAAAGAAAAGATGATCAAGGTAATTATCTTAAAAATAGAGGTTGGCATAAGTGGACAAAGGATAATCAATAGTGAGTCCGTTGTATCTATACAAAAATAAATTATTGGTTGTTGGTTCAAAATTAGCTATTAGTGAAAACTGTTGCTGTGATGTGCCACCTCCAACAGCAACACCATCTCCGTCGCCGCCGCCAGAGCCACCATCACCATCATCAGAGCCGTTACCTCCTTGACCTCCTTTACTTACCTCATGATTAAATATGAACAGCAATATATCTTTTGTTACAGGCATTTGGGATCTTGACAGGGGATCGGCAGCGGACCAGTGGGGAAGATCCTTTGATCACTACATCGATAATTTTAAGAATCTATTAAAAAATCTCGATGAAAGTATCAATTTAATTATTTTTATAGATCCATCACTAGAAAAAATGGTATGGGATAATAGACTGCAACATAATACTAAAGTATATCATCATACTAAAGACCAGTTTAATAGTAATTTTTTCCCCTTCTTTGATGTTGTGCAACAAATACGGAATAAGCCAGAATGGTATGGTCAAGCTGGCTGGCTAAAGGATAGTACGCAAGGATCATTGCCCTACTATAATCCTATGGTCATGAGCAAAATGTTTTTGTTGCATAATGCTAAAATATACAATCCATTTAATAGTAACTATTTGTATTGGTTGGACGGAGGAATATCTAATACTTTAAGTGTTGGATATTTTAAAGAACCAAACGTTGTTCATAATATTCTTAAATTGTCTAAAGAATTTTTATTTATATGCTTTCCTTATGAAACCCAATCGGAAATACATGGTTTTGATATTAAAGCAATGAGGAAATATGCAAAATCTGATGTAGTAAATAGGGTAGCAAGAGGAGGATTTTTTGGAGGCCATAAGGACTGCATATCAGAAGCAAATAGTCTATACTACTCATTACTAGAAAATTCTTTACTAGAAGGATATATGGGTACGGAAGAGAGCATATTTACTATTATGACATATTTAGATTCAGAAAAATATAATTATAGAATGATAGATGATAATGGTCTAATATATAAATTCTTTGAAGACCTTAAAGAAGAGAATGCAGTAACAATTAAAAAAGATTTGGTAAATCTTTACATTAACACTTTCAATTCTCCAGAACAACTACAGATGTTGTTGGACTCGTTCGAAAAATATGAGCCAAAGTTCTTAACAGAGACACGAATTTTTGTTATCAACAATTCTACAAAAAATGAACTTTTTGAAAAATATGATGTTATTAGTAAAAAATATAATTTAACAGAGATACGGAAGGGTAATATAGGAATATGCGGAGGAAGGCAATTGGCGGCGGATCATTTTAACGATTCGTCTGCTGATTTTATGTTATTCTTCGAAGATGATATGTTGTTAGATTTTAATGGGTTTTGTTCTTTTGGATTCTCTAAGAATGTACCTAATTTATATAATAATATTTTGAAAATAATGAAAAAAGAAAATTATGATTTTCTAAAACTTAGTTTCAGCGAATTTTATGGTCATAATGGAGATCAGTGGAGTTGGCATAATGTGCCAAAAGATCTAAGAGAAAAATATTTCGGCAACGCTCAAAATAAACCATATACTATATTTAATCATATTAAAAGCATTAATGGCATACCATATGCTGATGGGGAGGTTTATTATTCAAATTGGCCTCATATAATAAGTCGTAAGGGCAACACGCGATGCTTTATAGATACTAAATGGGCTCATCCATATGAACAAACATGGATGAGTCATATGTATACATTAACAAAAAATCAAGAGATCAATCCAGGAATATTATTATCTAGTTCTATAACACATAATAGAGTACATCACTATGAAAAAAATGAACGAAAAGAAAACTGAAAATACAATATTTATTCAAATTGCGAGCTATAGAGATCCTTC